ACAGTTTTTAATACTGTTTTTGATGGAAAGTTGAGGGCGGAGGCATGGATAAATGAAACTTTATTAGCTGCAAAGTCTCCAGCTGCTTTATCAGCAATAAGACAAAGAGAACCTTTAGATGTTTCAGTAGGTGTATTTACAGATGAAATAGAACAAACAGGGGAATATAATGGGGAACAATATATAGCAATAGCAGAAAATCATAGGCCTGACCATTTAGCACTTTTACCCGGTTGTGAGGGAGCTTGTAGTTGGGCGGATGGTTGTGGTATTAGGGTAAACAAAAAGAAAAAGGAGGTAAATGAAGACATGCAAGTAAACGAAAAAGTAAAAAAGGATTATGTCAATCTTTTAATTCAAAGTATGGGGTTTCGTGAAATAGGAAATCAGATACAACATTTATTAGATGAAATGGATACGGAAGGAATATATCATTATTTAGAAGAAGTATATTCCACGTATTTTATTTATCGTAAAGAAGGAAGGGATGGCACAATGTATTTCAAAAGAAGCTACACAACTGAAAATGATGTAAAAGTTACATTTACAACAGAACCAGTAGAAGTAGTTCGTGAATTAAATTATATTAATATAAATCAAAAAAAGAATAACATGGCAAAAGAAACACAATGCCCTGAATGTGTAGAGGCATTAATCACAAACAAACAGACCAATTTCACAGAAAATGATAGAGAATGGTTATTAACACAATCGAAAGAAGTATTGGATAAATTAATTCCAAAACCAGTTCCTGCTGTTAATGCTCAACAAACTATCACGAAGGAAGCGGCAATTAATGTATTAAAACAAACTATCAAAACTCCAAAAGATTTTGTAGCCTTGTTACCTGATACATTACAGGATCAAATGACTTCTGCTTTATCTGTACATCAAAGACAGAGAGAATATTTAGTAAAAAGTATTTTAGATAATACGAAGGATGTATGGACGGAAGATGATTTAACAAAAATGAATACTAATATGTTGGAGCGTGTTGCTAAGAGCGTTAATGTAAAAAAAGAAAATGTTATTGATTATTCTGCATTAGGACAAGTAACAAATAATACAGCTGAATTTACTGTAGATGATTTTTTAGCACCAGCAGGAATTGAATTTAACAAAACAAAATAAAAGGAGGTAGAAAATGAATACAATTAAGGTAAAAAAATATTCTCATGTACTTGAAGAATATGTAGCAGCGGGCACAATTACCCCGGGGTTCTTATTAGAATTTACATCTGCTGGCGAAGTACAGGCACATTCTAATGCGGGGCAGAATATGCTTCCATTATTTGCAGTAGAAGATGAATTACAAGGTAGAGGGATTAATGATGATTATACAGCGGATGAACAAGTACAAACATGGGTGCCATATCGCGGCGACTTTGTTTACGCTTTATTGAAAGATGGTGAAGATGTAGCAATTGGTGATTTATTAGAAAGTGCGGGAGATGGTACACTTCAAAAACATATTCCTGATACTGTTTCAAGTGCTGGAGAATTAACGTCATATACAAATCAAATTGTAGGACAAGCATTGGAAGCTGTAGATTTAACAGCAACAGCAAATACAGCAGCAGGAAGAATTAAAGTAAGAATTTTATAAAAGGAGGTAAAACATGTACGTTATGTCTTTTAAAGGCGGCGATAAAAAGAATCCCGCAAATTATTCAATGGTGCAAATTCAAACAAATGCAACATTACGAAGAGATGAATGGAAATATTTAGACCAAGCTGTTTTGAAGGTAGCTGAATCACGTTTAAATGGTATTGCGGATTTAATTGCTTCAGGATTGACATTTGATTTAGGTAATGGAATGCAATCTACTGTATTAGAATATCATGATGTGAGTGATGCACTTTCTGCTACCATGTCTATGGACGGGATTAATAGAGGGCAAAATGATAGACCTGTATATACTACTAACTATTTACCTTTACCAATTATTCACGCAGATTATGAGATTAATAGTAGGGTATTAGCAGCTAGTAGAAATATGGGCAATCCTTTAGACACAACAGCAGCAGAACGAGCAGCAAGGAAAGTGAATGAGAAATTAGAAAATATGTTATTCACAAATGAAACATATAAATACGGTGGGGGTACTATTTATTCGTATTTGAATCATCCAAATAGAAATTTAGCAACTTTATCAACTCCATGGACTAATTCTTCAAAAACAGGGGCTCAAATTGTAAATGAAGTAATTTCTTTGAAACAAAAAGCAATTAACAAACATTTCTATGGACCTTATATGTTATATATTCCTACAGCTTATGAAACTGTAATGGATGAAGATTACAATCCAACATCAGCAAGTCCAATGACAATTCGCCAACGTATTGAAGCAATTTCAGGTATTAAAGGCGTGAAAGTGGTTGATACATTGCCTTCTGATAATGTATTACTTGTGCAGATGACTTCAGATGTTGTACGACTTGTTCGTGGAATGGGTATTAGTAATGTGGAATGGAAATCTGAAGGAAATATGGTGACAAATTACAAAGTAATGACGATCCAAGTTCCTCAAATACGCTCAGACCAATCAGGTAATATGGGTTTGGTTCATTTAGCATAATTTTCATATATTATTAATCAAATATAAAAAACAAATGGAACGAACAATAAAATCAGATATGCCTATATGGAAATATATAGGCAAAGGGTCATTTACAACGAAGGCGGGGGTTATCATAAAATCAAATCAAGTGTTTAATGCATTAGAAGATGATATCCCCTTTGCATTCAGAGATGTAATTATTTTACAAAATGAACCGAAACAGGAAGTTACAGAAGTACAACAAGATTCTTTTTATAGCAAGCAAGAAGTTATAAAAGGTTGGTATAATGTAGTGGATACGGAAGGGAAAATTTTAAATGAGAAAAAATTACGTTCTGATGCAGCTGATGAATTAATAGAAGAATTAAATAATATAAAGTAATAAGTTATGCAATGGGACATTCCAAAAATATGGCAAGGTGGTGATGTTTGGATACTTGGAGGGGGTTCTTCTTTGGTACAACAATTTAATATTCCAAATAATATAGTGGAAGATGTACGAAGTGGAAAATGTTCTATTGCAGCTTATTCTCCTTATTTATTTGAATTACATAAAAAACATATCTTGGCGGTAAATACTTCTTTTTTATTAGGCAACTGGGTAGATATGTTATTTTTTGGTGATGATACTTTTTACGATTTATGTAGTAGAGAAATTACAATGTATAAAGGATTGAAGGTATCTTGCCATTTTAAATTCGATGCATTAAAATATAAGAAAAAAGGAATTCGTTATATTAAAAAATCTATAAAGAGGGAGGGTATATCAATAAAGAAAGGTGAAATAGCATGGAATAAGAATTCGGGAGCTGCTGCAATTAATATAGCGGTACACACGGGGGCAAAAAGAATTATTTTAGTTGGATTTGATATGGCATTAGAT